GCTTATCAACGTGAAAGCCTTGCTGAGAATGGTTTGTTCCCTCTTGAAGTTAATCCGCTTGTCTCTAAACTTAACTCAGCTATTCGTGGAACACGTTCAGACGAAGCTAAAAAGGTTCTAGAAGGTGTTAAAAGCGATTTGTTGGACAAAGCAGATAATAACGGTTTTTTGAGTTCTGTAGATCTTTACGAAAATGTCCGTAAGGTTATGAACCAAAACATTAACCGTTATCTGAACCAAGGTCAGCAACCTTTCCAAGGCGGTATTCCTCAACAAGCTGCGGCAGCTGGTGATAACGTCAAGAAATTGATTGACGCAGAGCTAAACAAGTCTTCTAACGGCTTATGGGGAAAGTATATTGAAGAGTATTCGACACATAGTCGTAAACTAGACCGTATGGCTGTAGGGGAAGCTTTGCAACAGAAACTGCAAGGATCTTTAGGTAACGTAGAACGTGCAGGCGCTTTCGCTCAAGCTGTGCAGGAAGCTGGCTCCACTATTAAAAAGGCAACAGGTCAACCTCGTTATGAGAAGATGTCTCAAGTGTTGACTGCTGAAGAAACAGCTGCTGTCAATCGTGTCTTGGCTGATGTACAACGTCAACAAAAAGGTGTAACACTTTCTGGTCAAATTAAAGCACCTGCTTTAGAGGTGTCTTCACCTGCTGAAAATGTTGGCTTGTTGAACCGTGCTTACACATTGACAAAAGAAGTGCTAGGTTATATCACCCGTGGTAACGCCGAGAAAGCTCGTGAGTCTTTTGCTAAGTTGTCGTTGGAACCTCAAGGTATGGCTGTGTTCATGCAAGCAGGCCCTATCACATCTCAGCGTAAGTTTGTAGCTGCTTTAAACAAGATATTGACACCTGAGCAACAACAAATCTTGATTCAGTCTACTGCTGTACAAAGTCCTGCACGTACTGCTGGTGAGTAATGCCTCTCTTAATCCTTGCTGGTGCTCTCAAGGCTGTTGAGGCTATCCAGCAGGGATGTGAGCTATACAAAGAATATAAAGGCACTGTCCTTAAAGCTAAAGCTACCTTTGATGAAGTCAAGGGGATAGCTGTAGAGGTCTCAGATGTCGGTACAGGTATCTGGGACTTCATTAAGAGTAAGTTATTTCCCTCAGAAGAACCTAGTAAACCTGATGTTCCGATTAAGACAGAAGTTAAGGAAGAGGCAGCTCCTAAAAAGGTTGTTAAACAGCAGCTACCTGAGTACGACGAACAGAGCATAAAGAATGAGCTTATAAAGAACTTAAAGGTGTTCTTTAAGGCCATGATAGCTATTCAACATAAGATTGAAACACAGCAGCTACGTATTGACACTGAGTACATCGATCCTGATGAGTTACTAGATGTCTCCTTGGACTTAGTTATAGCTAAGAAGGAGATGGAGAAGGCTCAGAAGGATATTAGAGAAGTCATGGTCTACCAGAGCCCTCCTGAGTTAGGGGCGTTATATACCGATGTAATCAATATGTTCGGTATCGTACAAGAGAAACAAGAAGCTACACATTTACTGAATATACGTAAGAGGAAGGATGAATGGCAACGAAAGGCACAAATCCTCTCCAAAGTAAGACAACGAATAGCATGGGTCGTGGTAATGGCTCTAATAGTACTGGAAACATGGGGACTACTAGCGGCATTTCTTCTAGCGAGACAGCATACGTAAGCTTCCTTGTGTTGCTTACCTTGTTGTTCTTTGTTATTTTACCTTTTGAATTGTATTTATATATTATCGTTAATGAGCATGTTCAGACATGTCCTAAATAGTTTATCAATAGAGGAGTAAGTAAACATGGATGAGAACCATAAACAAAAATGGACATATCTGATGGGTCTAACCTACATGATTGTCAACATTGCAGACTTTGTAGTGTTTCCTATTATGTACACAATCGTACAGTTTTGGGAAGCTGAAGCAGCTAACGATGCCTTCCGTCAGTGGTTTCCTTTGACCTTGACTAATGGCGGGTTTATCCATATCGCCTTTGCAGCTATCCTAGGTATCTCAGCCTTTAACAAGGAAGAGAAGAAGCCTGATGCTTCGTAATATAGCCACATTCATTATCTGTCTCTCCTTGGCTTTCTTTGCTGGTAAGTATAAAGCCAGACAAGAGATCCAAGAGGAAGTAACTCGTATCGAAACAAAGATGCAAGAAGCTTCGGAACTAGCTAATGAACAGCTAAAGAAAGAAAAACAAGATGCTCAAAATAAGATCAATTCTCTCAAGTCTGCTGTTGCTGACGGCACTCTCAGGCTGCATGTCCGTACCAGTGGCAATACCTGCTCTACCAATGGAGATTCAGAAGATGGAGCCGAACTTGACAGACAGACTGCTCAAGACCTTATCAGCATCACCGCAGACGGCGACAAAGCCATAATTCAACTTAATTCTTGTATTGATTTTTACAACAACCTTAGGACTATCAAGTGAACCTCAGCGAACATTTTACTTTAGAAGAAGCTACCTATAGCGACACAGCTATCCGTCAAGGTATCGACAATCAACCTTCCACTGTTCAACTTGAGAACATGAAGACAGCAGCTCAGAAGCTAGAGCAGCTACGTGCTGTTACAGGCCCTCTGAAGATCAACTCTTGGTTGCGTCTACCAGCTGTTAACGTGGCTGTAGGAGGCTCTAAAGTCTCTTCTCACATGGATGGCTGGGCTATCGACGTATCTAGCTCTAAGCTGACTCCTTACCAACTGTGTCAGGAAGTCAAGAAAGCTGGTATCAAGTTTGACCAGATGATCCATGAGTTTGGTCGTTGGATGCACATCAGCTTTGACCCTGCTATGCGACAACAAGAGCTTACTATCTATAAGCCAGAGAACAAGTACAAAGCTGGTATTCTGACTGAAGAGGAATACCACAAAGCGTAACAAAAAAGCCCTCTTTTGAGGGCTTCTTAGTTTTTAGGGTTAGAAGAATAGAATTGCTATGTTAAAGAATCCTAAGTGGATGATAACAGCTGCACAGAATTCAAAGTTATCTTCATCAGTCTCTACTATGGCTTCATCCGTGTGGACAATACCTAGTACGAGACCTCCTGACCAGTTGACATCGATAATCATACTGTTTCTACTTTCTTTAATGAGTCTCGATTACCTCCTTTGATCCACTCCTTGAAGCCCTCTTCAGCAGTAGTGAACACCTTAGGGGGAGCTCCATCTTTAAATGTTACTTGGTACATTCTGTCCTTTATTAAAGTAAGCCTCAGCTGCTTTGATGAACTGAGGGAATTACTCATTAGACACTAGGCACTGAGAGAACTCCTTACCTGCGTCTGAGATAGCTTTACCTAAGTAATAGAACATAGGGTTCCATTGCTGGTCTAGTCTTTCAAAGCTAATCACCATGTTTCATCCTTTGAGTAGATCATGTGAGGCACTGAGTGCACAGTAGGGAACTTCTCCTTAAAGGCTTCAATGGTCATATCCTTGCCGAGTTCGATCTCCACGAACTCTACGCCTTCGGCTTTAAGTTTAGCCTTTAGTGTATCACAACCGGGACAGTTGGGTTTAGAATATACAAGTGTTTTCATAGAAGACCCCGAAGGGTCATCCTTTCTTTTTACTGTTAGCGGATAGGGCAAGCACCAGTCGAACATTCAGCATCGTCAAGGCCAATATTAGCTTCGTCAATAGCCGTGATAATGCGTGTAGAGGCGACCAATTCATTGTACTGTTCCTCAGTAATCTCTTCCAACGGAGCTTGCTTGAAGCCGTGCTCTGAGTGTAGCAAGAAGGACAATGACTTATGGTTTGTCTTGTAGTTCTTCTTCAAGTACTTCTTGATTTCGGGAAGCTCTTCAGGACGGTAATACACAGTACATGACACTGAGTTATCGCTCCAGACTTCTTGCAACCACTTAACTGTTTCCAGCTGAGAGATAGCCGTCATGTCCTTAGCCAATACAGCGTGATCTGGGTGACGGAACGGGAAGCTTACAACCACTGTTGAACGATCTTCTGTACCATCAAAGTTCTGCTGATACTCAACATGGTAGCCGTGATCCTTACAGACTTGAACCAACGAATGGTTAGAGCTGATACGGATACGACGAATCATGAAACGAGCGTAAGCGGGGTGACATCCGGGTGTAACGCCGGGCAACAGAGACAGAGTGCCAGAGGGCTTAACTGTAGTCAACTTAATAGATTTGTTAAAGCCGTTCTTAGCTGAATACTCGTTGTCAAACTCACGAATCTTACCGTATGTCTCGCTCAACCACGACTTTTGCTCTTCCGTGGACTGTAAGACACCTGTGATACCAATACCCATTCGCATGTTTTCGTGAACGATAGCTTCTGTGACCTTTTGGTGACACTGTAGCGCCAGCGAATGCTTGTTAATACGGTACAGCAAATTACAAACATCAAGAAGTTCTTCTTTAGAGCTGATATTAGGTAGAAATACTTCTGCAAGGCAACAGGTTTCACCGTCAGCCAAAGACTGTTCAGCGCATGGGTTATAGCCTTGTACTTTGGGATCTGGATACTGAGTTTCACCCAATCGTCCGATCTTACGTGAGAGCTTGAGGTTGATAAGACCATAGGGTTCGCCTTTGCCTTCATAACCATCCCAGAAGAAGTCGTGCAAATCTCCAATATCGTGACACACGACTGAGTTGTTGGACATGGCTCTCCAGCTCGGGATATTACCCAAGTCCCATCGCTTAGCAAGTAAATATTCCACATCATCGGCATCTCCAATAGCAATTTGAGCACTTCGACGTACGTTACCTGCAACAACAACAGCACCAATAATGTTCATAATGTCCAAACAGTCTACAGGACGAAGCTGCTTACCTGCACGTTTTTCCAAGATCTTGCTGATGTTCTCAATGCCCCACACCAAATCCTCTGGCCCTGAAGCTGTGCCGCCAAAACCTTTGATAGGAGCGCCTTTAGAACGGATCAACTGTGTCGAGTAGGTAAACGTCTGCTTACCTGAGCTGTGAGCCAAGAAAGCAGCCTTGAGTGTTTTACCAAGAAGAGCAACCCAGCCTTCACGACTGTCAGGGACAATAAAATCAGCCCCACTATCGACAACACGGATAGGACACTTAAAATCAAGATTAACTGGAGGAAGTTTATTAACATTTTCTTTCTGAATGTTGTAACCGACACCTGAACCAAGCATCAGCATATCCATAGCCCAAGTGAACGGCTCCACAGGCTTATCGACTGTACGGAAAGCACAATTTTGAAGACTCGATAGTCCCAGTTTGTCCACTGTATCTGTCCCTAGCTGCCACCAGAAACGACCTGCTACGGAACCTTTTAAGCCCAAGAGATAGTCACGCAGACGCTGCTCTTCAGCCTCTGTAAAGCCGCAGTTGAGTTGTTTATCACAAGCTTTAATGACACGCTCTACGGTGTCATGGAATTCTTCCGTAGGGCTGTTAATGTCATTTTCGTCCAAGCGACGAGCGTATGTTCGTTTGTAAGTCAAATAGCCTACTGAAGACCAAGGTGTAATAGTTGTCATGTTTTCTTTCAAAGTGTTATTTTTAGTGGGCAGGCATTTTAGTACGCTTCGATCATTTTGTCAAGATACCATCGAGCCTTTTTGAGGTCTTCTTTGCCATTCTTGTCCATGAAGCGCATTAAGTACTGCATAAGTTGTACATAATCAGCCACAAACATACCTGAGTCTTTGTCAACTTGTAGTTTTTCAACCAGTTGAGTAATCACGTCACGTACTTCAATACCTTTTTCGTTATCAGCAAAGAAAACTACTGTTTCCTTATTGAAGAGCATGTAATGCTTTGGTTTACTAACTACATCGTACTTAGTTGTACCGTTTAATCTTTGTTCCATTGTATTTAGTTTCTGTTCCAAGGGAATGTTCAAAGAAGACATATATTCCTCAATTTCCTTAACTGTTGGTTTACTGCTCATTGTATTTCCTTTGTAGGTATTCGATTGATAAGAACATCTCGTCAAAGTGTCCGTCTTCTACCTCATTCATGACCAGTAAGCCTCGCCAATGACGGTTACTTAGCTGATCCATGTAGTCTTCGTCGTGAAGATAATAAGAACCGGCAACAATAGCGCATATAGGCTTACCGTCAGCTCTTTTACCGTAGGCAATTTGCTTTCCTTGTTGATGACCAGCGACACAAGACATGTGAAGCTTGCTAATGATAGCGGCAGGAGAAGCAGCAGGCCGTCCCATGGCTCCAACAGGCCAGTAATGACTAAAGCCAACACCATTGATAAAAACAGGATGTAGAAACTCATGTACTTCCCAATCTTTCAAGTCTAAGTCATCATAGGTCAGAAGCCCTTCAAGCATAGGATTGTTGTTAACAGCCCTTGTGAGTCGATTCTCATGGTTGCCCTTCAAGAAGACCATACGAGGCTTGTAAGGCTTGTGTTTGGCTTTCTTCTGAGTCTCCTGAAGCTCTTTGAGAGGCTTTAAGAGCACTTCCATGCCTTTATTACCAGCTTCTACGTCAGCTAGGTAGCGCTTACCTTCAAAGTACTTGCTACCTGCTTTGTCGTGGCTAGAGAGGCTAGGGAAGTCCCAGTGATCTCCAAGGTGAATCACGATGTCAGGACGGTACTCACAGATTGCTTTCCCTGCCCATGTGAGATGCTCTTGTGGAGCGTCTGGCTTAGTTTGCGTATCTGGTATACATAAAATTCTCATTCTTCACCCCTTGCTTTCAACTCAGCTTCACGTTCTAACGTAAGATATTCATCAACAGCTTTCTCTGCTACCAGTTTGGCAAAGATGTGCATCAGCTCAATAGTCCAAAGGTCAAGTTGGCCCATGTGGCCTACATAAAACTCAGTAACCAATTTGCGATGTGCCTGTCTAGCCAGCTCAATGGTTTCATCTTGTGTCATTCAACGCGTCCTTTAACATCGTAAACTTCAGGATAAGTTAACAACATTTGTTGCAGTACATCATCATTCAAGCAACGACCATAACCAGCTTCACCTTCAATGTTGTAAGGGAGAACAACTGAGTAGTACACCTGCTCTTTAATGTTGTAACCGTAGTGCTTACCCATGACATCTAAGATCTGGTCTAGAACCTCCATCCATGTGGTGTCATTAAGCTCGATAATACAGTCATGCTGCTTAGGCTCGAACTCGCCATCACAGATGTAATCAGGTGTGTACATCTCGAAAGCCCAGTAACCATCGTCGGATAGTTTCGGGTCTTCTTCAGCGAACTGTACAAGCTCAGACGAAAATTCAACCTTCCATTCTTCAAGTTCCTTGCGTAGCTCCTCATAAGATTTAGAACGCTTAGGAGCTTGCTCTACAAATGCGGTAGGCTTAGTCCAAGCTTCAATGAGAGGCTGGAAATACAGTTTAACACTTTCTTTAATTTTCTCTACGTTACGATTAAACATATCAATCTTCCTTTCGTTTATATCCAAATACAGCCATGAGAGCATCAGCAGCTGCTAGGTTAGGTAGAGGGTACAACCTACGGAAGTAGTCCTCTAGTGGTTTAAAGTCATACGGTTGCTCAAGTGTCATTGAAGTCTCCATCTAAAGGGTGATAGACAACCCACTGTGTCTCGAAGATTCCGTTACCGTAGTCTTTAGTCACTGGTGAGGTTTCTATCATTCTACACCCTAATCGAGGATGATCTACTACGTACACCTTGTACCCCTTAGTCCAATCAGGGATGAACATAGGAGGTTTATAGTGAACTATCAGCTTTGCCAAGATACAGCTCCTTGATTGTAGGGAATTCAGCAAAGATAATATCACGACATTGATCTGCTACATCACGATGTTCCTTCTGTGTTGCGTAATCACAACGGATGTCAATGTAATGTAACCAGCTACGTAGAGTACCGTTCATGTACATCCTTGAGACAGTTAAGCCTTCAGGAAGGAACACACGAGCGCATTCCTTAGCGATACCTTTATCGAGAGCAGCTGTGTACAAAAACTTAGCTTCCTCTACGAGTCTACGCTGAGCACCTTCAAACCAGTTCTGTAAGCTGATGTCATCAGAGTACAAGCTGTTCTGTCGATTCTTAGTGTCCTGCATACGAGCCTGTGAGTTCTGAATGAAACCTTCAGAGACTGCGTAACGCTGTGAGAACTCTTGGAAGGAGAAGCTACGGTGACGCAAGATCTGACGAGCTACATCACGAGTAGTTTCAATCTCCATGCAGACGTTAACCATCTCCATCGGACTCCAATGTTTATTCTTAATCAAATACTTGA